TCAGAAGCCCGAACTTGAGCTGTGCGCCGGTTGCTCGAAGGTCGTTCCGACCGGCGACGTGATCGTGACGGAAGAGCCGGTGAAGATCCCCGGTCTCAACCTGACGGTCAGTCAGAAGAAGATCACGCCCGTTGAGGGCGCCAACGAAGGAGAGAACGTCATGCCCGCTGCCGCGAAGAAGACCGCTGCCGCTACGCCCGAAGCCCAGGACGTTGACGCTCAGATCAGCCGTGTTCATGAGCACGTCGACGCAATCAAGGCCGCTGAGTCCGCCGACGTCGCTGAGGCGAACGCTGGGCAGGCGGAAGACCTGATTGCGAAGCTTCCGACGAAGCACCGCAACACGCTTCGTGCGACCGTGTCTGAGGCGAAGAAGGCGAAGCTGACGGAGCTGAACCCGGCACCTGCCGCCGACGCGCCTGCCGCCGCTACTGCCCCCGCTGCCCCTGCCGCGAAGAAGACCGCTTCGAAGGCCGTTGCGAAGAAGGCCGTTGCCGAAGTGGCCGAAGACTTCAACAAGTTCGACGGCGTGACGAAGCTTGTGAAGGACGGCGTCAAGTTCGTCAGCGAAGGTATCGACCTGGGTCTGAAGATGACCAACGTCGGTGAGCGCCTGGCACACACCATGCTCGACATGCGCACCCGCATCCCGAACCCGGACGCGAACAACCTGCCCGACCTGACGTCGGTTCGGAAGACCACGAAGAACAGTCACGCCGCCGTGTGGGACGAAGTCCGGAAGAGCATTGCCGACGACGACGTTGAGCGCCTGGGCGCCTTCAACTCCCTTCAGCGCGCCACTCAGAACAAGGCTTCGGACGTGCTGTGTGACTGGCTTGAGTCCTTCAACGGCCCGGACCGTGAAGAGACGCTGACGGTCATGCGGTCGCTCTTCCCGGGTGCCGTCGCGAAGCTCGAAGCGAACGCCGCCGCTATCGCTGAGGCTCAGGCCGACGCCGACGTTGACGAAGCCGACTACCCGGCGGAGCTGAAGCCGTCCGACGCCATTCGTGCGCTGTACGAAGAGAACGGCGTTGAGCTTCCGAAGTACGGCCGTACGGAGCTTGCCCGTATCGACCGGCGCGTGAAGAAGCTTGAGGCGACCACGAAGGAACTTGAGGCGCTGAAGGAAGCCGACGACGCCGACGCTTCGAAGGTCGAAGAGCTTGAGGGCGCCTTGAAGGAACTGACGGCGGAGATTCCCGCTGAGTTCGTGCCGGACGGAGAGAAGGAGGAGAAGACCGAAGGTCAGAAGACGGTCGAAGCTCTTGCCGCCGTGAAGACCCAGCTTGAGAAGGCCGGTAAGCGCTTCGGCAAGGTCAAGAGCGCTGCCGACAAGCGGAAGGCGAAGGCGGAGCTGTACAGCATCATTCGCGCTGCCGCCGACGCGTTCGACCTTGACCTGAGCGCGCTTGTCACGTCGGACGACGAAGACTGACACACGGGGCTGAGCGCCCCTCACAGCCCCTCACAGCCCCGTCGGGTCACCACGTACCGGCGGGGCTTCGTCACGCCCTTACAGCGGAAGGAACGGCTGACCTGGGGTGAGTGATGAAGTGACGCTGTGACTCTTTTCCTGGATTCACATAAGACTTCTCATTGAGTAAACCCAGCTCGACGCCACTTCGTCACAGCGTCACCACGTAGCCGACTCCCTTCAAAACAGGTAGAGACACCTACCGCTGAAGGGGGCCCACGTGCCCAAGATTCGTACCGTCTACCGTGGCGGAAGCCGGTTCTACGTCCACCCTGAGAACCGGGAAATTGTTCACCCGGGCGTGACGTCCGTTCTCGGAATGCTGGCAAAGCAAAACTTCCTTGCTCCGTGGCAAGCGAAGATGGCCGCTGAGTTGGCCGTTGACTCAATCGACTTCGTTGCCGACATGGCCCAGCGCGACCGTGACGGAGCCGTTGACTACCTGAAGGGTGCCGCGCGCCGGTACACGAAGGTTCGCGCCGACCTGGGCAGCGAAGCGCACGACCTGTTTGAGCGACTGATCCGGGGTGAGTACGTCGGACGCGTGCGCGCTGATCTGACGCCCTACGTCGAGCACTTCCGTGAGTTCCTTGAGGCAGTCAACCCGGAGCTTGTACGGGCCGAAGACGTCGCATGGTCGGACACCTACGGGTACGCCGGAAGCTTTGACGTCGTTATGCGCGTATGGCTCGACGCCGACGGCAACCCGACTCCCGACCGGTCCGGCACGCCCCATCTGATCATGGGCGACTGGAAGACTTCGAAGGCGACTTACCCGGACGTCGCCCTTCAGATGAGCGCTTACATGAACGCCGACTTCATCATTGACCCGGACGGCAACCGTGAGCCGATGCCGGAGTTTGACGGCGCCGCTGTGCTTCACGTGACTGACACAACCTGGGCGTTCAAGCCGGTCGAGACTGGGCCGGACGTCTTCGCTCACTTCCTGCACCTTCGCGCAACATTCGATTGGGACCGTGACGTTTCCCGGAAGGTGATCGGGAAGCCCATTGCGAAGAAGGCAGCGGGCAAGCTTGTGACCGGCACCCAGCGGCGCGCCCGGTAACCGACTCCCTTACTCACGACTGAGAGACACCCGCACCGCTGAAGGAGAGAACACCTTGAACCGTCGCACGAAGGACGCCCTGAAGACCTTTGCCGTTGGCGCTGCCCTGGGCTTCGCCTTCGCCTTCCTGGGGCTCATGGTGTCGGCGTACGCCGTCATGATCCTTGTCGGTATGTGGCACGGCCACAACGACGCCATTCCGGCGCTGGGCTTCTTTGACTCCGTGTACGGCGTCGCCCTTGTCGGCCTTCTGGGGCTCATCGTGGCGCCCCTGACGCGCGACTAGCACCCTTCCGGCCCAACTCCCCAGGGTCAGCCCCTCAGTGCCTCACAAGGGCGCTGGGGGGCTTTTTGTGTTTCGCCTTGTACCAACCCGGCTCAGGTCACCGACTCCCTTACCCACAAGTGAGACAGCAAACGGGCGGCAAGCCCCTGCACCTGGGAGCACACACATGGCGAAGCGTTCCATTTGGGCCGGAGACGAAGACAACAAGCCGAAGAAGCGTGAGACGTACGCCGACGACACCGTTGGCCGCTTTCACTCCGGCTTCTCTGAGCTGAACGAGCGCGGGAAGATGGTTCCCGTTGCCCTTGCTGAGTGGCGCGTGTCGACCGGTGAGAAGACCGTTGCCGACGCCGTTGCCCAGCTCTTCGGCGGCACTCCGGTCGAGAACGAAGAGAGCACGTCTGAGAACTTCATTGACGTCTTCACGGAGAAGGCCCGGGTGCCGATCATCCTTGAGGCCGACGGTATCCAGTGGGACATGAAGCACTGGGTGAACGGCAAGCTGAAGCACCACTGTGACGGCTTCGACTTCAAGTCGCACCCCAGCGACCCGGACGCCGTTGGTCAGCCGTGCGGTTGCCCGACGCTCTTCGATGAGCGGAAGGCGGACGCGAAGAACGACGACGGCCCGAACCCGGCAATCACGGTGACCTTCAACCTTGCCGATGACCCGGAGCTTGGGAAGTTCAAGTTTCAGACTGGGTCTTGGACGCTCTTCAAGGTGCTTCACGAAGCCGAAGACGACCTTGAGCGCATCGGCAAGGGTGGCGCTGTGCTCGCTTACCTTGAGCTTGAGTTGGTCGAGTACACGCCGAAGAAGGGCCCGATGCGGAACAAGCTTGTGTCGTATTACAAGCCCGTCATCAACGTCGTGAAGTCCTTCAACGACGCCATTGCCGACGACGCCGAGTGAGCGCGCCGGAAGCCGCTACGCCTGAAGCCTGGGCGCGCGTCATGAAGGGTGCGAGTGACGAAGCCGTTGGGGCGCCACTGTGGCAGTACCCGCCGGAAGCACGTCTTGCCGTCCTTCATGAGCGTCGCGCCCGGTTCGGCGTTCCGACGGCAGACGACTTCGATCCGGAATACCACTAGTGGCCCAGCGCGGAACGGTCACCGACTATGCGGGTGAGCCCCTGTATGTCGGTGACCTGATCAACTACGCAACCCGCTGCGGGAATGGGACCCGGGCAACGGACGCAATCATTCGGGAAATTGAGATTCGATATGCCTACGGCAAGCGAATTCCATTCCTGAAGGTTCAGCCGACCGGCGTTGAATCCCGAAGCGGGCTTGAAGCACGCAAGACGTTGCGCGCCGAATGGATCGGCACGGAACACGTACGCCTGTTGCGAAGCAACGTGACGGGCCAACCGAGAGACTGACGGACACAGCCCCGGGCGGAGCACATAGCTTCGTGCCGGGGCTTTCCGTGTACTCACGTGAGTAGACAGGAAGAGCGACATGCATACGGGTGTGTTCATCGGGCCGGACTATGCGCCTGCCCTGGGTGACCTTCGAGCGCTCGACGCTGGGGACACCGTTTACCTGAAGCCGGGTGCGACTGACCGGCGCGACTGGGGGCGCTATCTCGACGCGCTGAGCGTGGCCGTGACCCGGGGCGCTTCGGTTGTGTGGTGGACGTCGTGACCCATGAGCCGAAGTGTTCCTGTCAGCCGTGCCGGAACAAGCGCCGGAAGGCTTACATCAAGGACTATTACCGGAAGCTTCCGAAGGACAAGCGGCACACGCTGAGTCAGAAGCGTCGGGCGACGGCGTACGGGGTCGAGCACGCCGAGTATTCCCGCACAGAGATCATGCGCCGCTGGGGCTTCCGCTGTGCGTACTGCGACGCGAAGGCCACGCACCTTGACCACGTGCACCCGCTGAGCAAGGGGGGTGCCGACGCTGCGCACAACATGCTTCCGGCGTGCGCCCCATGCAACTTGAGCAAGGGCGCGAAGACGCTTGCTGAGTGGGCGCTGACGTTCGGTCCGAAGGGCAAGTAACCGACTCCCTTACGGGTGCCTGAGAGCAACTATCGAAGGGGTTCGTATGGACTTCGTGGGCATCCTGGGCCGGTTCAAGCAAGTCAGCGAAGAGCCGGACGGCGGTTACCTTGCCGTCTGTCCGGCGCACGCTGATTCCCGCCCGTCACTCCGTATATGGCGTGGCGACGACCTGAAGGTAAGGCTGACGTGCCGCGCCGGTTGCGACACGGGCGACGTCGTCAAGGCCGCTGGGCTGACGTGGCGTGACCTGTTTGACGCGACCGGCGAAGGCGCGACCGTTCCGAAGGAGAAGCCGAAGATGGTTGGTCCGGCAAACGTGGTCGCGCTGCGCATGTGGCTTGAGTCCCGAAGCCTGACGGCGGACGCTGCGGCTTACGCCGGTACCCGGTTCGGACTGAGCCCCGAAGAGTCCGCGCGCCTGGGGCTGAAGGCTTCTCCGGCCAACCCGACTCGCGTTGACGGCAACTTCCCTGACTTCCTGTCTACGGCGTTTCTCCGGTACCCCCGGCTTGTCGTGCCGCTGAAGGGATTCGACGGCGTGACCCGTGGCGCCCAGGGGCGTGACCTGAGCGGCAAGTGTCCTGGGCGTTGGCTGAGCCTGAGCAACCCTGAAGGGCAGCGCTGGGCACCGTACGGCGTCTTCAAGGGCGAAGCCGGGTACGGGGTCATTCTTCTGACTGAGGGGCCCGGAGACGCGCTCACAGCCGTTTCGGTCGGGTACGACGCCGTTGCCGTCCGGGGCGCTTCTCTGGTCAACAACCCTGATCTTGTGGCGGAGTTGGCCGACGGCTTGCGCGGCTATCAGGTGATCGTGTGCGGAGACAACGACACGGCCGGTATGGGCTTCACGCTCCGTCTGTCTGAGGGGCTTGCCAGTCACGGAATCGACGTGTACGCGCTGAGCACCCAGGGCGACGACCTTACGGATTGGCGCGAGTCGAACCCGTCGGCGTTCCCGTCGGCTCTTCACGCTGCCGTTAAGGCCGCTCGACCCGTGCGTGACCGTGCCCAGGTTGAGGCGCAGCACCGTAAGGCGGAAGTTGCGCACCGTACCGGCGCCGTTCAGGTGTCGAGCGTTCAGGGCGCTGACGCTGCCCGCATCCTGGGCGACCTTGTCACCACCTACGGCGAGTCTGACGCCATGAATGCTCACGCGTTGGTCGCGTGGACTGACGGACGTATCAAGTACGCGTCGGGCCTGGGGTACTTCGTGTGGGACGGCGTGACCTGGGTCAAGTCGGCAACCCGTGTGCGCCAAGAGATTCACGCCATGGGCGCGGCTCTTGTCCTTGCCGGGTGCCTGCCGGAGTCGCGCGGCTTCACCATGACGACGCGCATTGACGCACTCATGACGGAGCTTCGCAGCGTTCCCAGCGTGCACGTTGACGCTGAAGAGTTCGACGCGAAGCCGCACCTGTTGAGCTTCAGCAACGGCGTTGTCGACCTTCGTACCGGCAAGCTCCGGGCGCATGACAAGGGCGACATGCTGACTGTGTCGCTGCCGGTTGAGTACGACCCGACGGCCCAGGCGCCCAGGTGGGAACAGTTCATCAGTGAGATTTTCCCGGGCAACGCTGACCTTGTGGACTACGTCCGGCGGCTTGTCGGCTACGGCATTACCGGCAACACGTCGGAACAGTGCTTCGCCGTTCTCTGGGGCAAGGGCGCTAACGGCAAGTCGGTCTTCACGGAGACGCTGACGGACGTGTTCGGCCGGATCACGAAGACGACCCCGTTTGCCACGTTCGAAGACAAGGGCAACGGCGGGGGCATTCCGAACGACCTTGCTGCCCTTCGTGGTGCACGTCTTGTCATGGCGTCCGAAGGCGAGTCGGGCAAGCCCATGTCGGAAGCCGTCCTGAAGCGCGTGACGGGCAAGGACAAGGTCACGGCGCGATTCCTTCGGCAAGAGTTCTTCACCTTCGCGCCGACGTTCCTGATCATGCTTGCGACCAACCACAAGCCGAAGTTCAAGAGTCAGGATGAAGGGCTTTGGCGACGCGTCAAGCTCATTCCCTTCAATCGGTACTTCGCGCCCGAAGAGCGTGACTATGACCTTGACAGGAAGCTTCGCGCTGAAGCGGCTGGGATTGTGGCATGGGCTGTGCGTGGCGCCGTCGAATGGTACGCGAACGGACTGAAGGACCCGGCTTCGATCAGCGCAGCGACGAAGGAGTATCGGGCGACGTCCGACGCGCTTGCCGGATTCTTCCCGGGCGTGCTCGAAGAAGCGCCTGAGTCCGAAGTGTTGCCGGGTGCGGACGCGTACAACTCTTACCGTGATTGGTGCGAAGCCGAAGGGCTGAAGTCGACTGAGGTTTGGTCGCGGAAGGCTTTTTACGGCGCCATGGAAGAGCGCAACGTGATGAAGAAGAAGACGAACAAGGGCATTGCACTTGTCGGCGTGCGGGTGGCCGGTGCTGCCGTCGCTGTATCCGGTCCGGGCATCTTCGCCCAGGACTGACCCAGGGGGCCCCTGACTACTCACGTGAGTAGTCGGGGGCTTTCCTCGTTTCACGGAGAGTTACGAAATGACCCTATGCCGGCATGGGGTAAACGTGGACAGAAACGGACATGACGGGCACCGCGGTAAGTACCCAGAGTGACGGCGCCCAGGTCACCGACTCCCTTCAAGGCAGGTGAGTGAAGGGAGATACGACGTGATCACGTACACGCACAGTGTCAACGGCGAACCGGTGCGCATTTACATTCCGGAGACGGACGCTGACCTTCGTGAGTTCATGCACTGGGCGCGCAACAAGCCGGAGCTTGCCCTAGACACGGAGACAACGGGGCTCGACATTTACGCCCCGGGTTACCGGCTCCGCACAGTGCAATTCGGAACGACGCATGAAGCCTGGGTCATTCATTACGAACTGGGCGGACGATTCCGGGAAGCCGCCGATTATGTGCTGACGCACTGCCCGCGCTTTCTCATTCACAACGCGCCGTTCGACTGGCTTGTGTTGGACGCGCATTCACCCGTGTCTATGGAATCGCTCGCACCGCGAACTATCGACACGAAGATTAAGGCGACGCTGATTGACCCGCGTCAGCCCCAGGAAGGCGGCATAGGCACGGGCCTGAAGCCGCTGAGTGCCTTCTACGTCGACCCGACGGCGCCGGACACCCAGGGCGACCTAACGGCCGTGTTCCGGTCGCTGGGGCTCACGAAGGCAACCGGCTGGGCGGGTATCGACCTTCGGCACCCGACTTACAACCTGTACGCCGGTCTTGACGTCATTTACACGGCTCGACTGAACCCGTGCCTTGACGCCGAACATGAGCGCCTGGGCGTGCGCCCGAAGCTTGTGGAGTACGAACACGAGATTGCTTACATGTGCGCGTACATGCAACGCGCCGGTCTTGTGCTCGACCTTGATTACGTCGACACGCTTCGTCGGATGCTCCGCGAAGAAGAAGCGAAGTACCTTGAGATTGCCGCCGGTTGGGGCGTCGAGTCGGTCAACTCCGGGGCCCAGGTCAGCGAAGCGCTACTTGCCATGGGCGAGATTCTGACCCAGACGACTGACGGCGGAGCGCTGAAGGTCGACAAGGCCGTGTTGCTGCCGTTGGCCGACCTTGACCGTGACTGGGAACGCATCGGCGCACGGGAACCTAACCCGCTTGCCGAAGCCGTCTTGAGGGCGAAGCGCGCCGGTAAGTGGGTAACCGGGTACGCCGACAAGTTCGCGGCCAATCATGACCCGCTGGGACGCATTCACCCGACTGTGCAGACGCTTGCCGCGCGCACGGGGCGCATGTCCATTTCGGGCGACCTTGCCGCACAGACCTTGCCGTCTTCGGATTGGATGATCCGGCGTGCCGTCCTGGGCGACGCACCCGACCACATCGTTGGTTCGGTCGACTTTCAGGCAATCGAAATGCGCGTGTTGGCAGCGTTGGCCGACGTGAAGCGCATGAAGGACGGCTTCGTAAACGGCGGAGCTGACTTCGATATCCACATGTACACGGCCCAGCTCATCAAGGGGCTTGAGGCGACAAAGCGCGACCGGAAGGTGTTCAAGGGGGCAGGCTTCGGCAAGGTCTACGGGGGCGGCGTTGCCACGATCGCTCGACAGACAGGGGCGACCGAAGCGGAGATTGCGCGTGCCGTCGCTGAGTATGACCGTGTGTTCCCTGAGATCAAACGGGCGTCGAGCCGATGGCAGCGGGAAGCACGTCACACGGGTCTAGTCACGGTCAGCGTCACGGGTCGTCGGCTTCCGCTCGACCGGCACCGTACGTATGCCGTCGTGAACTATCAGTGTCAGTCGGCAGCGCGTGACGTCCTGGGGCAAGCCATGATCAACATGCGTGACGCTGGGCTTCTGGATTACATGAAGTTGCCCATTCACGATGAGATCGTGTTCAGTGCGCCGAAGTCGGACGCAAAGGACATTGCGCGTGAGTTTGAGAAGTGCATGACCATGGACTTGTTCGGCGTGCCCGTTGTGGCCGAAGCGGAGCTAGGGGGCCGGTCCTGGGGGTCGCTGTACGGAGCCGACTTCTAGCAAACAAGATCGTTTGCCCGCTTCGCTGCCCGGCAACATCACGCGCCGATAACGAATCCTGTCTACTCACGTGAGTAGACGCGCCTACGTCTGACGGACCATCTAAGCCCCGTTACCTGTAAAGCACAGGTAACGGGGCTTCTGTCATATGCCACACCCGTACATCTGAAGGATGAGACGGCGTTACGCCTTCGATTTGGCTACAACTCCCCCAAGATCATCTGTGTCTCATCACATGTACGGCGCAAGAAAGTGACTACTCACGTGAGTAGTCACCTGTTACGTTCGTGCTGCACGACGGACCGGAACTGATCAACCCCCGTCGGCAAGAGTCGGTGACCTTCACGGGTCATCCATGTTTGCTCACCCCTGAGCAAACCTTGCCGTGCCCGGGTTGTGACGTACTCCGTCGCGCCCCTAGGTCACCGACTCCCTTACCCGGAATCAGACGACCTAGGGAGTAACCCAATGCTGACCTTCGACACGATCCGTGCCGCCCAGGACAACGACCTTGCCGCCGTGGCCCAGGTGATCGAAGCGACCGAATCCCGCATTGCCGTCCTTGCCCGTAAGGCCGCTAACCGCATGGCTCCGCACGGCGGCGTTCGGTTCTATGACTACGCCGATGAGTTCGCCCAGGTTGGCCGTGTGGCCGTGTGGGACTGCCTGAAGCGCTTCACGGACACGACCGTTGAGAACTTCGAGCGCTACGTGTACACGACCGTTGAGACGACCCTGAAGGACGCCGTCCGGTCGGAGCGCAACGGCAACGCCGGAGCCGATGAGAACGCCATGAAGGTGTTCGCGACCATGCTTGAAGCCGCCGACGGCGACGTGTACGAAGCCGCGAAGCTTTCTCAGGTGCTGCCGCCGAAGGGCAAGCGGCTCAGTGCCGACCGTGCCGAAGCCGCCCGTCTCGCGTGGCAGGGTGCCGTTTCGCTCGACAAGATCACGACGGCGAACGACAACCCGGACGCTGACGGTTCCCTTGCTGACGTCCTGATCCATGAAGACGAAGAGCTTGACGGCGAAGTCCGGCCGAAGGTTGGTCGGGGCGCGCTGATCGAAGCCGCTCAGGTGCTTCAGCGTTACGTTCGCCTGCCGCTCGACCCTGAAGCCCGTGTGTGCTTGCTCGACGCCCTTGAGCTTGCCGCCATGGGTGAGACGACCCCGGCGGACGTTGAGGCGCTTGAGGACGCCGTCAGGGTTCCCAGCGACCCGACTGAGCGCCGGTACGTGCTCGACGCCATGGGGGTGCTTGCTTCCGCCGTGTCGACGGCAACGGAAGGCGCCCTTGCCGCTGACCTTCGTGACGTCCGTGAAGAGCGCATGGCCGACTCTCGTGAGAAGCACGCCCGTGTGAACGACACGCTTGACTCGATGGGGCAGGCACAGCGCGACGTCTTGCGCCACTCCTTCGGCATCAAGGGCGTCACTGACTTCGGCTGGGGCGACTCCGGCGACCTTGAGGGGCTGTGCGCGTATCTCGACATGACGTCTCAGAACGTCCGTGCGCACCGCGCGAAGGGTCGTAAGGCATTCGCGAAGCGCTACGCCGCTGCCGTCAGCATCACGGACCCGGAGCACGCCCAGGCGCTCACTGAAGCCGCTGCCGCCATTCTCACGAACGCCGGACGCAAGTAACCGACTCCCTTACTGGCACACGAGACACCGACTAAGGAGAAACACAGTGCAGACCTTCACCCTTCCGACCGGCCACACGGTGAGCACTCAGCGCGTCGGCAACAACGTTGAGTTCGTCACGGCCAACGCCGACGGCGACGTGATCAGCACCGTTCAGCACACCTTCGCTGAGTCGGTACCGCTCATCAAGCGGCTTGCCTGCCGCACCCGATGACACCCGGGCGACTACTCACGTGAGTAGTCAGCCCAAGCCCAGGCCGTAACCGGTACGGCTCGAAGGGTTCAACTCCCTTCCTGGGCACGCAAGTTCAGTCACGGCGAAGGAGAGACGACGTGCTTGACCCGATCATCATTGCCGCTGCCATCAAGGCCGCTGGGGACATAGTCAGTGCCACGAAGCGGGAAGGCTCCGGCTCGACCCAGTACAGCGCAGAGACAGACGGCAAGAACGTCGGCTTCTGTGCCGCTGAGATCCTGAAGACGCTTGAGACCCGGGGGCGGGCATGAAGGTCTATCGGGTCGGCCACAAGACGGCGCTTGACTCCGGCTTCCCTTCCGGTCCGTACACGTGCGAAGGGGTGCCGCCGGAAGACGTCGCCCGTATGTGGGGCATGGCGTCGGATCACATGGGCGGCACGCACCCCAGCCCCTACGCGGACCCTGCCCTTATGGGTATCCAGTCGTACGAGCGTTGCGGCTTCGATTCGCTCGACGCGCTCAACCGATGGTTCGACAACTGGACTGAAGCCCTTGATGAGTCCGGCTTTCAGGTCTGGACGTACGAAGTGCCCGACTGGGCTGTGAGGGTTGGTCGGCACGGTCAAGCCGTGTTCGACGGACGTGAAGCGGTCGAGCTTGCACAGCACGCTTTCGCGCCGGAACAAATGGCGCTCTTCGCGTGACCGACGGAGTACCCGGGGCGCATTCATGGTGCGCCCTTTTCGTTGCCCAGGTTCTTCAGAAGGAGAGAAACAGAATGCTGCGTGTGTCCACTGAGACGAAGGCCGTACTTCAGACGGAGGGAACCGGCCGTATCGTCGGCTTCATCAAGTCGACGGAGCCGGGCAAGATCAGCGTTGCCGTCCCGAACGATCGCGCTGTGATGACTCCGGCTCAGGCCCGTCAGTTCGCGGCGTGGCTTCTGGAAGAGGCGGAGAAGATCACTGCCAGCACGACCGACGCGCGCACGTCGACCGGTTGGCGGCAGGCTGAGGCGAAGCGGCAGGCGGACATTCGCGCTGCGCTCGACGTTGACCGTGTCGGCGGCTTCCGTCGTGGCTACTGAGCCGAAGGCGCCACGCAAGACGGCGTCACAGCGACGAACTGAGCGCATGGCCGACCGGCATGAAGCCTGGGGCATTGCGCATGACCTGTTGCACAAGCGTGCGGACAACTTCGCCCAGGGCTTCGAGCCGTACGACGTTCTGTCGCTCGCCCAGTGGCTTGCCGCCGACAACGACTGACGACCTGGGCCCGACTACTCACGTGAGTAGTCGGGCCCCCTTTGGAGAGAAGCCGCATGAAGGTTGACGTCCTTGCCCATTCGGTCCTGAAGCCCGCGCCCCTACTTGCCGCGTACGGCTATCGGGTGTCCGGCGCCCAGTACAACGACGACGTTCCGACTGACGCTGACGCGCTGGGGGAAGCCGCCGGTCGTATCTGTTACAAGTCCTTCGGGCGCAAGAACCCGGACACGGCTTCGAACGTCGGCTACCTGGGCAACATTCTCGCCCAGGGTCATTACAGCGTGCTTGAGCACAGCACCGTTACGTTCCTTGTTCAGCACGTGTCGCGCGCCCTTCTGACGGAGCTGACGCGTCACCGGCACCTGAGCTTCAGCGTTGTCAGTCAGCGGTATGTCGACTACGCGGACACGGAGCCGGTCATACCCCCTGCCATCGAAGGCACTCAGCTTGAGAAGCCGTTCAGGGAGGATTACGCCGAAGCGCTGAAGGCGTACGACGCTGCGGTGAAGCTTCTTCGCGCACGTGGCCTGAGCCGGAAGGAATGCCGGGAAGCCGCCCGTGCCCTTCTCCCGAACGCTGCGCCGGTCGACATGGTTGTGAGCGGCAACCTTCGCGCATGGCGTGACGTCCTGGGCAAGCGTTGGCACGTAGCCGCTGACGCTGAGATTCAGGACTTCGCGCAACTCATCCTTGAGCACCTTCGGACCGTCGCGCCCAACTCCGTTCAGGACGTGCCGACTTCGCCTTACGGGAGTGATGACAAGTGAGCGACCCGCGCGAAGACCGGCTTCCGAAGTGGGCGCGTGAAGAGCTTCACCGGCTCCGGCGTGACCTTGCCGTTGAGCGTCAGATTGTGTCGGAGCTGAAGGGACACAATCCGGATTCGAACACGTTCCTTATCGACTACGGCAGGAAGGATGCACCCCTTCCGCGCAACTCCCGTATCGGCTTTCACGTCCGGCCGGACGACGGCACTGTGAGGCAGGCAATTCAGGTGTACGTCGAGAACGGCAGGCTTCGCGTTCAGGGTGACTATTCCCTGTTGATCCGTATGGGCGCTTCGAATTCCTTCACGGTCGAGCTTGAGGGGTACAGATGACCCAGGGTCCTTGCAAGGAATGCAAACGCACGCTGACTCACAAGCTCGATTGCGGGCAGCGCGAACCGAACCCGTTCCTTCAGCTCGACCCGGCGGCAATCGACGTCATTGACGACATGGTTGACGAATGGCTTGACCGTGACCGACACGGTGAGCTGAACGGCGGGTACGGATACGGGCCCCGGAAGTCTCGTGCGCTCGACCGCATACACGAACAGATCAAAGAAGCGTGGCGCGCGAAGGTGCGTTACTCAGACCCGGAGAATTGCGAATGAACAAGCCCGTTGCTCTTGCCGCTGCCGCTGCCGTCGCTGCCGTCGTTCTGACTGGGTGCGGCGTTGACGCCGACGACGACGTTGACTGTGCGACGTACACGACCGTTGGCTACTCCGTACCGGCTCCGCGACCGGCGCCCCCGGCTCCGCGCGTTGCTCCCCCAGCGCCCCGACCGGCCCCAGCTCCGCGACCGAACCTGAACAAGCCGAAGGCGCCCAGCGCTCCGAAGGTGAAGCCGAACGGCTCGACGCCCTACGTGCCCAACTCGCCCCGGACGCACACGACTTGTTGGGAGGATGAAGACCAGTGATCAACGCCGTACTCATCGGGCTTCCGGGACACGAGACTTCCCGCCGGATCAGGAAGCCCTTCGATGACGCGTGCTGGGCGCTCGACGTCGAACCTGAGTTTGTCGACGTGACGTCGTACGACTCCCGTGCCGACGGCGTTGACGTTGTGCCGACCGTGCGCGTGTACGCCGACGACGACCCTTACGGCGACGTCCTTGCCGAGCATCGGGGCGCAGCGACCGGCGAAGAGATCACGGCGCTTCTGAACCGGGGGCTTGCCCTTGTCTGACCGTCCGTCCTGGGACGCGTACTTTCTGGCCGGTGCTGCCTGGGTGGCGACGCGCGCGGATTGTACGCGTTCCCAGGTGGGCGCGATTCTGGTGAACGCACATCACGAAGTGCGCGGCACGGGTTACAACGGTGCGCCGTCCGGCGTGCCTGGGTGTGCGTCCGCCGGAGCCTGCCCGCGTGGCCAACTGAGCCGCACAGAATGCGCGCCCAACTCCGACTATGCGAACTGTGTTGCCGACCATGCTGAGCGCAACGCCATTCGTCACGCCCTATCCGCTGAGCTTCCCGGCTCGACCCTGTACACGACGCGCGAACCGTGCCCGGCTTGCTGGACGCTCATACGCGCTGCCGGTATCCGTCGGGTCGTCACTCCTGAGTCGTCGCGTCTACTCACGTGAGTAGTCAGATTCGTGCTACGTTGGCCCCTCAACTACAACGAAGGGCAGCACAGTGAACGCCACGGTGAAGCGCACGAAGACGAAGGCCGCGAAGAACATCAAGGCCGGTGACTGGATTCAGGTTGGCAGCATGGCGTATCTCGTACACGCTGACGCCCAGGACAACGGCGACGGAACCGTGTTCCTGCCGATCGGCTACAGCGGCAGTGAGTACCGCGCGAACGCCCGGGTGACCATGCATTACGACGACTGACCGGCAGGCGAAGAGCCCCTGACTACTCACGTGAGTAGTCAGGGGCTTTTTCGTGTCTCCATATCTGACGGGTCGTCAGAACTACGCTCCGTTACCCAGTGGCATATGTCAGTCGGTCGACGTACTGTCGTTAGTCCGTTCGCACAGCCGTTCGAACGGATGACACCTAGGGGTGCGTGTCATACCCAGGTATGACGGGTTGCGCACCTTCACGACGACTTCACAACTGAGATGAACGACACCTAGGAAGGATCAACTTTCAACCGTTCGCAACCGAAACTTGAACCACACATTCCACATTGGGGGGCCACTGTGCACGCCGTACCGTATGAACTTGCCTTGTCCGTCTGGGTGCCGTCCGGCGCTGCCCGTTCGTGGCTTCCCTGCCCCATGCTGGCCGGGCAAATGACTGACGAACTGATCCAGTCATGCGGAGAGTTGAAGTCGGTCTTCCGGGCACACGGGAAGCTCATTGCCCGGCTTCTGTCGGCTCCGTCAGCGCCCAGGTATGACGGCTTCAGGATCGTTGGCAGGCGCAAGGACACGGGCCTTCTAGTCGCTGCCGTCGAGTGGGTACGGAGTCGGGAGACGAAGGAACTTGTGCCGTTCCCGGTCGTGTGGACGGCGTGCAAGTACGTGCACCCGGAAGATCAACTTTCTGTTGCATAGCCGTTACGGAAGATCGCATTCCGAACGCGTGCCCCATGCAAGCATTGAGGGGCAAGACGTTGAATCACGAACAAGATCAACTCGGGGTCACAGTGCGTAACAAGATCATCTTTCCTGCCTCAATCGTCGCTTCGGTCGCTACGGCGTTCGGCCTGGGCGTGCTCAGCGTGAACAACCCGAACGCCCCTGCCGGAGCTACGCCGTTGCCCGTGCCGACGGAGACTGTGACGGCAGCGCCCGACGTTGCCGCCGACGACGACGCCCAGGACGTTGCCGACGACGTTGCCGTGAAGACCGCTCAGGCGCCCAGCTCGACGCCGACGAAGGCGAAGCACGCGAAGCCGCTGACGGCCCCGGAGAAGGCCACTCAGAAGGCCACGGAGCCGAAGCACGCGAAGCCGACGAAGGCCGGTGCCGCCGGACCCTTCAAGGACGCCCAGGACGACGGCAAGCACCTTGACGACGTCATGAAGTCGGTACTGCCCGGGGTCAGCGTCGGCGTGCACGTGCCCGACGAACTGTTGCCGTTCCCGGGGCCCGGGTACACGGGTGAGCCGACGGCGCCCATGTCCATAGACACCCAGGAAGACGCCGACAACCTGTCATTGGCGTACAACCCTGCCGACGTCGTGTCGGGCCCGAACGTGGTCACGGACCCTGACAAGCCCTGGTTTCACTTCCCGACGTCGCCCGTGACCGAAGCGCCCGTGTCCTCAACTCCCGTTCCCAGCGCGCCCGTTGAGACGACGGAGCCGGTACGGAACACGGGCATGGTCACCGGCACGCGCCCCCGGTTCTTCTAGCCGACTGACGGCAAGTCACCGACTCCCTTACTGGCCTTCAGAAGAGATCACAACTCACTGAAGGAGTACGGGAGTTGGACACGAAGGCCATTGTCAGAACACGTCGGGTGCTGACCGGCGGGCGTTGGTTCCTGATCCTGGGGCTTGTCTTTTACAGCCTCATGACGACGACGCCCTTCGTCAGCGCGCATAGCCACTGGGCATGGTCCGGCTGGGTCCTGGGCCTGATCGTTGACGCTGCCTTCATCATGGCGCTATCGGCTGAGTCGACGTTGGCGAAGTACGGCGTCACGAAGCTGGGCGGGTGGCCGGTCGCCTTCCGATGGATCACGGGTCTCAGCTCCGTGTTCCTGAACGTGTGGCTGAACGTCTCGGCTCATGACTGGGTCGGCGTGGCTGTGCACCTGATCGCACCCGCGCTTGTGATGTTGCTTGCCGAAGTCGGGCCCGTGTACATGGCCGCTCTTGCCGACGCTGAGCGGGAAGCCCTGAGCGCCCCTGTACGGGCCCCGGAGCCGGTCAAGGTCGAGCCGGAGCCTGAGCGCCTGCCGGAGCCGGAGACGGCGCCTGAGCCGGTACAGGAAGAGCTTCCGGCGGAGCCTGAGCCGGAGCCGGTCAACGACCATGGCGCGCGCCTGCCGAACGCTGAGGCGAACAAGATCATTGAAGAAGGTTGGCGGCACAAGCTGAACCCGGTTGAGGTCGCTGCCGCTGCCGGTCGGCACCCTGCCACTGTGCGCCGGAAGTTCGCCCAGCTCGACGCCGAACTGACCGTGTGACCCTGAGCCCCGTACTGACTGCCTTCGGGTGGCCGGTACGGGGCTTTCTGTCGTTGCGCGCCGGTAGCCTGCCGACATGCGAATTGCCTGGGTGATCGAAGAGCACGGCGGGAACGAAGCCGACGTGCCGACGGCGGATAGTGCCGCTGAGAAGTTGGCCGAAGCCGTACGGACGGCGTACAGCGACGAAGACACGACGACGCTTGCTCACATCATGCTCAACGTCGTCGCGCCGCTGAGAATGCAACTTGTGACCGACGGCAGGTTTGAAGTCGAACACGGGCGCACCTGGGAAGCCCGGAACGGCTCAATCCTCGTGACCCTCTCCCCCAACTGAGTGAAGGTCGCTACCGTTGCCCCATGACCGCTACACGGACCGTCCCAGTGATCGAAGGCCCGTTGTCGGCAAGCCGGTTCGGCTCCGTCGGCTTCAGGCTCAACGACCCCCAGGCCCCTGCCATGTGCCGGGAAGCCTTGTTGGAAATGCTCGACCGCTTCAGGCTGACAAAGATCAGGGGCGGCTTCGGTGAGCTTCTGATTGATGATCTCCCCGTGATCCTGACGGAGCTTGTGACCAACGCCCAGCGATACGGGGGCGACGCATTCCCCGCCGGGTCGTTCACGCTCTTTCACCCGGGCAAGTGGCTTCACCTGACTGTGCACGACAAGAACCCGTACATGCCGTGGCAGGAAGCCCGCTGTGCGCTCCGCAGTGACACGCCCTGGGCCGATGAGTCCGGCCGTGGCCTTCGGGTCGTTCAGCGGCTTGCTGAGGGGCATTTGGGGCGCCTTGAGTATCACAGCGACCGTGACCCTGAGACGCCGGGCAAGGTCGCGCACGTGTCCATGTTGCTGCCGAACCTGATTTGGGATCACACCTACCGGGACCCGTGGACCGGCAAAGAACGGATGCCGTGAAGCCGACGACGGCACAGAGAAGCCCCGGACGTTCCTACACGGAGCGTGCCGGGGCTTTTCGCATTCGGACCATGAGCGCGCCGGATTGGTATTCCCATTCGCGGCCTTCGCTGAGCGCCTGGGCGCCATGCGTCGTGATCTCTCGCCACAAGGGCGCACCAATGCGCGTCATCACTTCGGCAATGGCGTCAATGGGGTACGTGCTGCACAGCGCGCCGACGACGCCCAGGACGACCGAAGCGGCTGTGTCGGCACACGCGACCGTGCGCGCCCCCGTGACGTCCGTGATCATGTACTCAAGCTCAACCATGTGCGGCATAGTCCCAGGTCAGAAGGGGTTCCGCATAGTAGGCCCCCAACTGGGGTAACCTTTGAGTTCACCCACTTAGGGGCGTACAGTCAGCCCCATGACAACAGGAGTCGTGACCGGCTTGAGCACCTATGCGGCAGCGTATGACCGGCAGTCAGCGGAGCGCGAGAACCGGAGCGCAGCAAGCCCAGCCACACAGCGTAGCGCCAATGAGGCGAAGGCACTTGACCTTCAGCGCGAAGTCGAGCGCGACGGCAACGCGTTCAGGTTCGTCGGCCACTTCAGCGAAGCCCCTGGGACGTCCGCCTTCGGCACGGCTGAACGCCCGGAGTTTGAGCGCCTGTTGAGCGAATGCCGCATGGGGCGCGTGAACACGATCATTGTTTACGACGTGTCGCGCTTCTCCCGGCTCGACGTCATGGACGCAATTCCTATCGTCACGGAATTGCTCACCCTGGGCGTGACGATCGTTTCCACTATGGAAGGCACCTTCCGTAAGGGCAACGTCATGGACTTGATTCACCTGATCATGCGTTTGGATCAGGCGCACAAGGAATCGTCAACGAAGTCGGCAAAGATCCTTGACACGAAGAACCTTGCCCGGGAACTGGGCGGGTACGTCGGCGGAAAGGCGCCTTACGGCTTCAAGCTTGTTCCGACCCCGGTTGAGATCACGCGCAATGGCAAGACCGACATTGTTGTGATTCAGAAGCTTGCTCACGCTGACCACAAGCTGACGGGCCCCTTCGAATATGAGCCGGACGTTATTCGTTGGTGGTGGGCGCAAATCAAGGCGCACAAACACCTTCCCTTCAAGCCGGGCAGCAACGCCGACGTCCACCCGGGCAGCATCACGGGACTGTGCAAGCGAATGGAGAATGACGGCGTGCCGACCCGGGGCGCCACAATCGGCAAGCGCACCGCTGTAAGCGCCTGGGACCCTGCCACGGTTAAGCGCATTCTCATGGACCCGCGCGTTGCCGGATACGCCGCTGAAGTGATCTACACGAAGAAGGCCGACGGCACGAACACAAGCAAAATCGCCGGTTACCGGATTCAGCGCGACCCCGTGACGCTCCGGCCGGTCATGCTCGACTGTGGCCCGATCATCGAGCCTGCCGAATGGCACGAACTTCAGGAATGGCTTCAGGGCAGGGGGCGCGGCAAGGGGCTTTCCCGGGGGCAAGCCGTTCTCTCCGCCATGGACACGCTCTTTTGCGAATGCGGCAACGTGATGACTTCGAAGAAGGGCGACATGCCCGTGAAGGACTCTTACCGCTGCCGTCGGCGCAAGCGCATTGAGGGGCAGCACGAAGGCGACTGCAACGTGTCTCAGGCGGCGTTGGACAAGTTCGTTGCTGGGCGCATCTTCGCGCGGCTCCGGCAGGCTGAGCACGACGAAGAGACGTTGGCCATGCTTTGGGAGGCAGCGCGCCGGTTCGGCAAGCTCACTGAGTCGCCTGAGAAGTCCGGTGAGCGGGCAAGCCTTGTCGCTGAGCGCGCCGACGCTATGAACGCCCTTGAAGAGCTGTACGAAGACCGTGCCGCCGGTTCCTACTCCGGGCCCGTCGGCAGGAAGCACTTCCGGAAGGCTGAGGCGGCGTTGACGCTCCGGCTTCAGGGTGCCGAAGAGCGACTGACTGAGCTTGAGGCAGCGGAAGCCCCGACACTCCCCCTTGACCAATGGTTCCCCGAAGACCCGGGTGCCGACCCGACCGGCCCGGGGTCATGGTGGGACGCTGCGAGCGTTGAGGACAAGCGCGCCTTCGTGAAGCTCTTCGTTGAGCGCGTTGAGGTGAAGAAGGCCGCGCGCTGGGCCGGTCAGTCGTACCCGATCGAAGAGCGTGCCTCAGTGACCTTCGTACGGCCGAAGGACGACGACGACGACGCCCAGGACGACGAAGCGGCGTAAGGCCCGGAGAAGGGCACTCAGGGGCCCGGACGGGCACAGCGGGAAGGGGTCGAGCCTTCGGGTTCGGCCCTTTTTCCGTGCCACCGTATCGTTAGTTAGTCTAACTAGTAGTTCCTTCGTCACGGCAGCGGGCAGGGGCAAGCCGTCTGACCTGGGGTGAGTGATGCTGTGACGTTGTGACTCATATTCAGGATTCACATAAGACTTCTCTAAGGGCAATCCCAGTTCGACGCCACTTCATCACAGCGTCACCGACGGGCTTCCGCGCTGAACCGTGATCAACCATCTGATATCAGGTCACCGACTCCCTTCATATAGGTAGAGGGGTGATTCTGCACCGCGCATCTAGTAGCGAAACGCAACGGCGCTTGAGTGCTCACCCTTCAGCCGGTCGTTCCCTTGACTCTCTCCCAGGGTTGAGCGACCGGCATTGCCCCCCTAGCTCAGTCTGGTTAGAGCACCTGTTTAGTAATCAGGGGGTCGGCGGTTCGAATCCGTCGGGGGGCCCGGAGCAAGGAAGGTAAGCGGGGCACGCACTCCCCGGGCGTCGGGTTTACGGCGCTTTCCTTGCAAGCGTTGGTAGCTCAATCGGAAGAGCGCCCCTACCCGGGTTCTGATACGGGGAGTATGCGGGTTCGAATCCCGCCCGATGCACCACACCCGCTATCCGCTAAAGCCCCTGAGTGGGCAATGCCACTGAACCGGTAAGGGATAGCGGGTGCGCCACTTCCTGACTACTCACGTGAGTACACGGGGGTAGGGGGTTGCTCGACATAGGGGGGTGTCCCCAGGAAGGGGGTACCCACCATGCGTACCCGCTGCCTTGAGTGTAGGGACTGGGCCACCCATGCGGGCAGGTGTGCTATCCACCATGCGCACTACAACGCACAGCGCAGCGTCAAGAGTCACAGCAAGCGGCGTGCTGCTATCGCACGTGGCAACAACGCTGCGGCAAAGCTGAGGCGCGCTATCCGTAAGGCAGTGGGCGCGCACTGTGCTACCTGCCTGGGTTGGTACCTGCCTAGTCAGCTCGACGTCGACCACATCAAGCCCCTTGCATTGGGTGGCGAAGATGTTGAAGACAACGTTCAGGCATTGTGCAAGCGATGCCATAAGACGAAGACGGCAATGGACTTCGGCAAGCGCCCCTTCTGATAGGGGAAGGCGCCCCGAAAGTTCAGACCGTTGCCTCTCAGCGATCCCGGCCCCAGCTCGGAAAACGCACGCTAGGTGTGACGCCGGACCCAGGCGCCCCCCAGCCCTTCGACCCTTGTGAACACTGGGCAAGCGGCCTTTCACCCCGCTGAGAATGGGTCAGTTAACGACCCGCTAAGGGGGTGCTAATGAGCCGCAGCAAAGCCCCGGAGCTTCGTACCGGCAACGCGAATTCTGCCGCCGACTCCGCTGCCCCCATCGTGTACGAGGGTCGAGCACCCCGTGTCCCTTCGCACCTGAAGGCGACCGGCAAGGACGTATGGCGCAACGTGTGGTCAGCCGGAATGGGTGCCTACTCCCCTGAGACTGACCGCAACGTGATCCTTCGGTACTGCGAACTTCACGACCGGCGTGCCGACCTGTTGGCGCTGATCGAATCCGACGGCTTCATGTCTGAGGGTTACAACGGTCAGCCGGTCGCGCACCCGATGCTTCGTTACGTCGAGTCGACTGAGAAGGAATTGCGTTCCATCGAAACGGCGATTGGCTTCACTCCTGAGTCGCGCTTGCGCCTGGGCATTGTGGCCGCTGAGGCACGGAAGGTGTCCGCCGGTCCTGAAGACTTCTAGGGGGTGCCGTGACTGACTGGGTTGGAATTGATCCCGTCATTGCGCGGCACATTCCCGCTGACGCTCCCTTCCCGTCCGAAGGCTATCGGGTGGCGAAGTGGATTGAAGAGTTTTGCTACCTGACTGGGTCGTTCGCCGGTCAGCCGTTCCGGCTTCTTCCGTGGCAGCGTTCACTTCTGGTCGACGCGTACGAACTGACGCAAGACACCTTCGGGCGTTGGCGTCGGAAGCATCGGACCGTTGTCGTGTGCGTGGCGCGCAAGAACGGGAAGAGCACCATTGCCGCAGCGATCATGCTGTATCACCTGATTGCCGATCGTGGCGACACTCAGCGTCAGGTAATCGCCGCTGCCAATGACCGCAATCAGGCGCGCATGGTCTTTGACTCCGCGAAGCAAATGGTGAACGCAAGCCCGAAGCTTTCGGCTGTGTGCAACGTTCAGCGCGACGTGATCCGGTACAAGGACAACACTTACCGGGTCGTGTCGGCGGACGCCGGACGGCAGCAAGGTTTGAACCCTGCCGCTGTGTCGCTCGATGAGTACGCGTTCAGCAAGAACAGTGATCTGTTCGACGCGTTGACGCTCGGTTCCGCTGCCCGTAGTCAGCCCATGTTCTTGATTATCTCGACCGCTGGGCCCGACCCTGACGGCCCCTTTGCCGCACTGTGCGAGCAAGGTGAGCGCGTCAACTCCGGCGAAGCCGATGACCCGACGTTGTTCTATCGGTCATGGGGCCCGAAGCTGGGTGAGACGGTCGACCACCTTGACCCCGAAGTGTGGGCGCGCTGCAATCCGTCGTACGAGATTCTGAACCCGGACGACTTCAAGGCGGCAGCACAGCGGAGCACAGAAGCAAGCTTCCGAATCTACCGGCTTTCACAGTTCGTGCGTGGCGCGTCTACGTGGTTGCCGCATGGGCTTTGGGATTCGTTGGCCGACGCTGACGACCCGCTTGAGCCTGGGGACGAAGTTGTATTGGGCTTCGATGGGTCATGGAAGGGTGACAGCACAGCGCTTGTCGCCTGCCGTGTACGTGACCTGAAGGTGTTCGTCCTGGGTCACTGGGAAGCTCCGGCCGATGATGTGCATTGGCGCGTTCCCATGGCCGACGTGCGCGACGCCCTACACGAAGCGCTCGATACGTACCGGGTGCGCAACCTTGTTGCCGACCCGTACCGCTGGGAAGAGACGCTAGACAATCTCGAAGCCGACGGCTTCCCGGTTGAAGCGTTCCCGACCAACTCACTGAAGCGCATGATTCCGGCGACTCAGGCTGTGTATGACGCGTGCCGTGACGGTCGGCTTTGCCACGACGGCAACCCGGCTCTTGCCCGGCACATCGGTAACGCCGTCCTGAAGGAAGACAAGAACGGCGCCCGGGTCACGAAGGAATACGCGGCAAGCCGTCGAAAGATCGACCTTGCTATTGCCATGGTGCTAGCCGTTCACGGCGCGATCATGTGGCGCGAAGACAACGGCGCCCACGTTGATACGGCGATTCTCGCCACGTGGGAAGGCGACGACGGGCAGGTGTTCACGTCCGGTTACGCCGCTGAATCTGACGACTTCTTCTCTGATATCTGACCCGACTACTCACGTGAGTAGTCGACCGAAGGGGGCACTGTGCGCGTTTGGCAATCCGCCTTCGGGTGGCTCATGGGCAACGGCGACGAAGCCGAGACTGAACGGGCCTGGGAACCGTACGACCCGACTGTGTACAGCCTGGGCAGTACGGCGGCTTCAGGTGAGCGTGTAACGCCGCACGAAGCCCTTCAGGTGTCGGCGGTCTTCGGCTGTGTTCGTCTCCTGTCTGAGACGATTGCAACCCTGCCGCTGACGTCGTACAGCAAGCGGGGCGGCTCACGTCGAGAGATCACGTCGCCGGAATGGCTCGACTACCCGAACGCCGAACCCGGCGGCATGGGTCGAATCGACATTCTGTCTCAGACGGTTCTTTCCCTTCTCCTTCAGGGCAACGCGTTCCTTGCCGTCCGCTGGGCTGGGCCGAACATCGCTGGGCTTGACGTGCTCGACCCGACGAAGATTCACGTTCACATGGTCATGGTCGACGGCCTACGCCGGAAGGTGTTTGAGGCGTACGACATTGACGCCGACGGGAACGAAGTTCTGTTGGGTTGGTTCACGCCGCGCGACGTCCTTCACATTCCCGGGATGATGCTTCCCGGTGAGTTCGTCGGTTGCTCCCCGATCACCTACGCGCGTGAGTCCATCGGGCTTGCGCTTGCGTCTCAGAAGTACGGCAGCAAGTTCTTTGCGAACGGCGCCATGCCTGGGGCAGTGGTTGAGGTACCCGGCACGATGAGCGAAGAGGGGCTTGCACGTGCGCGTGAAGCGTGGCGTGCCGCTAACTCCGGGGTCGACAACGCGCACCGCGTAGCGCTTCTCACTGAAGGTGCGAAGTTCTCGAAGGTCGCCATGTCGCCGGACGAAGCCCAGTTTCTTCAGACGCGTCAGTTTCAGGTTCCGGAGATTGCGCGCATATTCGGCGTGCCTCCGCACCTGATCAGCGATGCAACCAACTCGACGTCATGGGGCAGCGGGCTTGCTGAACAGAACATTGCGTTCAGCATGTTCA